TTTTCTTGCTGCCTTTCTAAATACAACTGTAGGCAAATTCATCCTTAATTCTATATTGAAAAGGATCTGGTCGTTGCTTACGACAAAGCTGTTTCGGTTGTATAAGGATTGGCGGCAAGACTCTATTGATAAAAAGAACATTGAAAAATATAAGAAAGTCGAAGAAGGGACGTTAACAAATGAAGAAGAAATTGAAATCACTGAAGATCTTCTTAATGGTCGTGACTCTAACCGGTTGCGCGAGCAAGCTCCCACAGTTCCCAACTCCGACAGTAAAACAACCCCTGTTTAAAAAGAATATTACAAATGAATATGAGTTCAAAGATAACGAATTCAAATTCAAAGAAGTTCACCCACTAGAATTTTCTAATGGAATGTTTTGCATTACGCCTGAAGAGTACCAACAAATCAGACGTTGGGTGATCAAAGTCAACACAGAATTTACTTGTAAAGAAAATGCAACAAACAATCCAGTCGTTGGCGGTCAATAATGAAAAACTTATTATATAATATATTTAAACTTATTAAGGAATTTTTCGCGAAGAAACCTGTTGTTGAAACTCCGGTCGATGCTCCGGTTGAAACTCCGGTTACTGAAGAAACTCCGGCTGAGAAATTATTGTGGTATCCAAAAGCCGTCATTATGAAAAACAGAATGAAGGGTTCGGGCACTTATGAACATGGTTATCCACAAGGCGCAATAGTTCACTTCACCGCTGGACGAGATAAGACCGAGCAAGATGCAATTGATTCTTACGAGTGGGGCTTGGGTGAAGGTTATGTTTTCTTCGTCATTGGTCCAACAGGTGTCGTGTATCAGGGCTTCCCTTTGAACGTGCGAGGTTCACACGCTGGCACTTCTTCATGGCCTGGACTTGGTGACTCGGTTTCAAAGTATCTTGTTGGAATTGAAGTTGCTTGTGCTGGACTTCTTGAAAACGGAAAGTCTTGGTTTGGCGTTACTTATCCAGAAATTGAAACGAGACGAGTATCAGAGCAGACTTGGGAATGCCCTTCGGGACAATATAAGCGCTTCACTTTGGAGCAAGAAAAATCACTTGTCGAGCTGATCACTTGGCTTAAAAAAAACAATCCAGACGTTTTTAATCTTGATTATGTGTTAGCTCATCATGAAGTTGCAGGTAAAAAGGGCATTGGATATTGGAGAAAAAACGATGCTGGAGGATCACTATCCATGCCCATGAATAAATTTAGAGAATACCTAAAGACTATCGTTTAACCTTTGCGCTCTTCTTTACGAAGGCTTCAAGATCCTTTTGCGTATATCTCACAAGGCGATTCATTTTTAAATACTTTGGACCAGCAGATCTGGTTCGCCAAACTTTCATTGTCCCAGGGGCCACGCTTAAAAACGCCGCTGCTTCTTCTGTTGTCATAAATTTCATAGTTCAACCTCTGCTTCTTCTGGCTGTTGTTGTTGCTCTTCAACTTTTGGTGATTCAATTTGCATTGCTTCTTTCAGCTTTGATCTTTTCGCCTTGGGTGCTTCGATTGCCGGAGCATTATTCTTAGGCGCTTCAATTTGTGGCTGTTGGAACTCATACAAATCATCGTCTCTTTTGATTGTGTCCTCAAGGTCTGTGCTCATTGGAAGGCGCTTTGATAATCTTCGAAGCACAGTCTTGCGCCACATTTCATGTTCAAATACGCCGGACCATGGACCATAACTTGCTGATCTTGAAGATCCTTTAACAGCATTGATTTGATTCACATCCATAATTTCAACATAGACTCCGCCGTCTTTTGTTTTTGCAAGAGCATAAGCGCCGATTGCTTTGCCACGCTCACCAAACAGCTTTGGCTCATGCTTAACGTGCTCGCCGTCTTGATCAACGAAGTAAATAAACTCATCAGCTTCGTAAACAATATTCGAAGTAAGAGTTAAGATTTCACCCGACTGTCTAACCTTCTTTAAAATGCCGGCAATCATTGGCATTGCTGAAGCACTTACAGTTCCGTCTTTCATTTTAAACGTTACAATCGCGGCTTCTTTTCCATCAGGCAAGAGTCCATCGGCGGCAAGTTTTAAACAGGCATTGAAAAACGTTTGTCTGTTAGCAAGTACAAGGTCATTGTTTCCAGCAAGTGCGGTCATTACAACTCTTGCGAATTTTTCAGTATCAATGTGATTTGGAAGTGCCGCTTTAATTTGCGGCTTCATTATTTGAATTTGATTTTTTAATTCATCAATTGGCTTAAGGTTGCTCATTCTTAACCTCAACATTTAAAACAGAATCATTCATTCCATTCTTATTTAATAGCGCCTTGATCATTAAGATTTCTTTTGAGCATACTTCGATGACAGCGCTTTGCAAATCACTCAACTTGTAAAGCTCTTTAATCTTAAGCTCAAGATCAACCATGTGGTCTTGAATTTTTATTTGTCTCTCTCTTCGCTCTGCTAACATTTTGAAAATCATTTGTTACCCCTTTATTGTGATTCTTAAATTTCTATAACTTGACGGCTTAACTACATACTCACCCTTAGAAACAACTCCGGCGGATATGCTGTAATTTGTGCCCTTAACTTTCTCTGCCATGCCGATCTTCGTTAATATCTCAGCTTTAATTGCTTCCTTTTGTTCTTTTGCTTCAGCTTCCATCTTTGCGAAGTCTTTATACTTCTGAGCAAGTGGAAACAAATCATCAGTGACAATCACAGATCCATCACTTTCTTGATAGAGCGATTTAATAAACTCATGATCCTTTGTAAAATCAATTTCAGGTTCGTTGCCGGCCTCGACGTTTAACCAGAATTCTTTTACTTTGTCGATAATTGCTTGCTGAATATTTGCATCAGCAACTCTTTTAAATACTTTCAAATCGTTACCCCCAACTAAGGCGACAAGATAGCAAGATGAATAACCACTCACCAACATTTGATGTTGAACCTGAAGTTCAATGTGATAAGGGGCTTCGTCATCAATCCATTCGCTTTTAAAAATAAACTGATCAACATTCTTAATTTCAACAAGAGCATTCTCCGATTCAATGACAGCATCAAACGAAGATCCAATTCGAAGCTCTTCGACCTCAACATAGGACTTCATTGGAGTGGCTTCTTTACCTTCGAAGTGATTAAACAATTCTAAAATTCCACCCTCAAGCAAAGAGCCATAAATCATTCTTGGATTTGAAATCTCGTCAATAGTTTTGTTTTTCTTTTTATGAAATAACTCATATGGTGTCATATATTTTGAAAGCCCAAAGAGTGCTGAAACATCAGTTGAATTAATATTTTGCGCTCGCTTACTTAACCAATCTTCTTTATGTTCAAAATTAAAATAGTTTCTTTTCATATTTTTTATTTGCCTTCCATTTTTTTCAAAGTTAATACACAACAACCAAAAACAATGCAAGGGAATTAATGAAACTTAGGGACTATCAGGAAACAGTTATAAACAACTGTCGAAAACAATTCGCATCAGGGCACAAGAATCTTCTTGTCGTTGCGCCTGTTGGAAGTGGCAAAACGGTCATTGCTTCCTTTATGATGAAGCACGCAAAAGAAAAGGGCCTCACTGTTTGGTTCGTTGTTCATAAGCGCGAGTTAATCCTTCAAGCTCACAAGGCAATTAGCGCCGTTGGACTATCTGCCGGCATTGTATCAAATGGATTTCCACTTCACCCAAGAGAACAAATTCAAGTCGTTGGCCTTGGATCACTCAGATCAAGACGAAACAAAATCAAAACGCCTGACATAATTATATATGATGAATGTCACCACTTAGGCGCAAAGACCTGGGTTAATCTTCACAAAGAATTCTCAGAGCTTGGCAAGTTTCAAATTGGACTTACAGCAACCCCTTGGCGACTTGACCGCGTTGGCCTTGGTAGATATTTCTCAGTGATGATTGAAGCGCCTGATATTTCAGAGCTTATCAAGATGGGAAACCTTTCAAAATTCAAAGCCTATGCAAGAGAACTTGCCGATCCTTCCGGTGTTAAAACTACAATGGGAGACTATGACTTAAAGGACTTTGAAAAATCACTGAGCCAAACATTTACTTCCGATGTGATTACAGAATACAAGCGGCATCTATATAATAAGCGAGCCGTCTTATTTGCATCAAGCGTTGAACAAGCAATCAGGTTTGCAAATGAATTTAACTCGCAAGGAATTCCAGCGGCTTACATCGATGGAGAAATGGAAAACAGAGAGCGCGATTTAATAGTAAAAAAACTTGAGACCGGAGAAATTAAAGTCCTTACAAACTACGCAATCGTCACTGAAGGCTTTGATGTTCCAGCAATTGAAGGTGTAATTTTCACAAGGCCAACAATGAGTCTTTCGCTTTATATTCAAATGGCAGGGCGAGCATTAAGACCGCACGCTGATAAATCTCACGCCGTCATTCTTGATCATGTTGGCAACATCGTAAAGCATGGTCTTGTTGATGACAAACGAGAGTGGCAGCTCACAGACAGAGCGAAGAAATCAAAGGATAAGAACAAAGAAATATCCGTCAAGACTTGCAAGAAATGCTTTGCTGCAAATAGATCGTTCAATAGATATTGCGATAATTGCGGCGAACAATTTGAAGTGAAGAAGTCAAAGGAAATAGAAATTGATAATTCAAACCTTGTCGAAGTTGACCGGCAAAAACTTTTGAAGGTAAGAAAACGCGAGCAAGCAGAAGCAAAGACTCTTGAAGATCTTGTCTTGTTAGCGAAGAAACGTAACTATAAAAATCCAACATTTTGGGCACAAACAATATTTAACTCAAGGAGAAGAAAATAAATGGAACAAACACAACAGAACCCATCAGTATTTTTAACAAAATTTAAACAGTTAAAAACTAAAACAGGTGAAACATTCTTTGCCGGCAAGCTTGGCATGGCAGATGTTTTACTTATGAAAAACAAAAAGAACGAAGGCGAGTGGAATTTGTTAATCAAACAAAACACTTACAAGCCTGAGCCGCAACAACAAAGCACGCAGCAAGATCCACCTGAATTCGATTCAAGCTCTTCGGTGCCATTCTAATATGCTTGCAATCACTGTTAAATTTAACGAGGTCGTGAGAGTCGGCGACGCCCTGATATTCGTAGAGTGGAGGGGCGGATCACAATGTCAAATGCGCATTGATGCACCAAAGGAAATTCGAGTTGATAGAACTGGGCTAATAGTTCCAAAGGAAAAACCATATGACGGAAACTACAATCGGCAAAGAGCTGCAATTGATATTCTCAAAACTCAAGGGAATAAACAGGATCTTTCGAAATAATAATGGAACGGCTTATCAAGGCGAAACTATCAGGCTTCGAAACGGTGACATTCTTATTAAAAATCCAAGGGTTATAAAGTTTGGCCTTGGCGTTGGCACAGGTGATTATATTGGCTTCGTTCAAAAGAAGATAACAATGGCTGACATTGGCTCGACGTTTCTTATCTTTACAAACGTTGAAATTAAAACAAAGAATGGAAAGCTATCTTCAGAACAAAAGAACTTCGATGGATTTATAAAATCTAACGGAGGTCTTTCATTTGTCATTAACAACTTACCGGAGGGGGGCCAAGTTGAGAATATTGTTAGTTCGTTTCGCGGCCTTAAAGAACCATGAATTTTAAACAATTAAAACTAGCTCTAGAGCCATATGCTATTAACTTCATTCAAGAGTGGCTTCCAGGTGGGCGACTCGTTGGCAGAGAGTGGCGGTGTGGATCTCTTCTTGGAGGCAAGGGCGACTCGTTTGGTGTCAACATAGACTCTCAGGCTTGGGGAGACCTTAACGCCGCAGAGGGCGCAAGTGGCGGTGATTTAATTTCCCTTTATGCTGCCATTCACAACGTTGGACAAATGGAAGCTGCCAAAATTCTTGCCGACAAGATTGGATTTAAACGGCTGGACGATTTTGCTGAGAGAAAAATTATTCCGAATTGCGTGAACCAAAAGCTTGGAGCGCCAAAGTATATTCATAAATATACAGACGAAGGAAATAATCTTGTGGCACTTGTCGCGAGATATGAATACTTGGAAGATGGATTTACTAAGAAAGAATTCCGTCAATACTCGTTCGATTATGATCAAAGGAAATGGGTTCCAAAAGGTCTCAAATCCAATTGTCCTCTGTACAAGCTTTATGAAATAAGCAATAACCCTCACGCAAAAATTCTTATTGTTGAGGGTGAAAAGACCGCCGAAGCTGCGCAAAGAATTGTCGGAGGTCAAGCAATAGTGACAACCTGGATGGGAGGATCAAGCGCTGTTAAGAAAACAAACTGGACGCACCTCACAAACAGAGACATTGTGATCTGGCCTGACAATGACGAAGCCGGAATTAAGGCCGCAAACGATATTGCAACCATTCTTATAGGGATTGCAAACACACTTAAGGTTTACGAGGTTGGTAAGATTGCAAAATTCGAAAAGAAGTTTGACGCCGCCGACGCTGAAAAACTTGGCTATAGCAAGAAAGAATTGTTTGACCTGTTGGTTTCATCCGCAGTAATACTTAAACCATTAGCAACCTTGGCGGTAAATAAACAACATGAATTTCCTTCCGATTCCCTAATTGGCAAGGTAACGAAGATTGAGTCTGCCGCCGAAGTTGTTTCTCACTCATTTCAGTCGGCATCTATCCGAGGCATTTGGCAAGACCTCAACCTTCAGATGAATTCAAATGGAACAGCTCCAAACGCCAATGCTTTTAATGTTGTTCAAATCCTGACAAGATACCCACTCTATGCCGGCAAATTCTATGAGGACTCTTTTAAAGGTCGCCGATATTATAAAGACAAACCACTTGTTGACTATGATTATTCAGTGCTTTTGTATGAGCTTCAGGGCGCTTTTGGTCTTGCGAAGATTACAAAATCAATCATCATTGAAGCACTTGAAAAAATCTTTGCCGACAACCAGAGAAACTCTTTTGTTGAATACCTTGACGGACTTACTTGGGATGAGCAACCGAGAATTGACCGCTTCTTTATTGATTGCGTTGGCGCACACGACACAAACTATTCAGAGGCCGTATCAAAGAACTTTTGGATTGCAATGGTTAAACGAGCAACGAGCCCAGGTATTAAGTTCGACAACATGGTAATTCTCGAAGGCAAGCAAGGGATTAAAAAAACATCATTGCTTAAATTAATTGCCGGCGAATATTACACCACTATCGGCGAAGATCCAAACAACAAGGACTTTTTTTTAAAGCTTAAAGGAAACATCATTGTAGAAATCGAAGAGCTTGATGCTTTCAAGCGCTCCGAGGTGACCACCCTTAAGCGGATTTTGTCGACAACAACGGACGGATTTAGATCGCCATATGGCAGAATTGTTGAGGAACACCCAAGGACTTCGATATTCGTTGGAACCACAAACAAACTTGATTACTTGTCAGATTCAACAGGTAACCGCCGCTATTGGCCTATCGAGTGCAACAAGGTTGAGTTTGATTATGTTGAAAAATATAGGGACCAACTCTTTGCTGAAGCCTATGTCAGAGCCAAGGCTAACGAGATTTTTTGGGAAGTTCCACTTGAATTTATGGAAGATATTTATTCAAAAAGAAGAAACGAGTCTGCGGCAAAAGAAGCTGTGGATGACGCTTTTTATGGAATTGTTGAATCGTATGTTTACGGAAAAGAAGTTGTAGACATTGGCGAAGTTCTCACTCAAGCCTTGTGTTATAACTATTCACAAATAAAACAACCCGACAGTGTTAGAATTGCAAAGATTTTAAAGCATCTCGGGTTTTCAAATAAAGTTTTCAATCAGAGCGGTGTTTCAAAAAGAAGGTGGATCAGAGGTAAAAATGACAAACAAAAATAAACTCATGAGCGAGCTAATTATAATTCTTACAACAGTCTCAATTTTATATTTCCTTCTTGGTGTATTGGTGTATCTGTAGGGATATGGGGGAGATATGATAGAGAGTAAAATAAAAGAAGTACGCGCCTTAGAGGCACTGGTAAGATCAATAAAGGTAGCAGAGGAAAGTTTGCAAGCCTTGAGTCACAACTATAAATGCTTACTAAGCTATTCAAATATTTTAGGAGTCGAATATTTAAAAAAAGAAAACGAAGCGTTTAAATCATCAATCAAAGACAAAGATCTATTCATCGAGCGCTACCGACGAGAATACGATAATTTATTTTTAACAAAAGAAAACTATTTTGATGAAATTCAAATTTTGAAGCGCAAGCTTGAGGTTGCTTTAAATGCAATGAAACATTATTTAGAAGTTCAAAAGTTTTTAGCAGAGCCAAATGAAGACAATTCCGCTTCTAGCGCAGACTTTAAAGAAGCACTCAAAGAAATCGAGGCGATGAATGGATGAAATAGACTTCCAAACATGGATATGTCCAACGTGTTTCGACGATCACCCATGGTTAGGACATTGTACTATGAGAGACGATAAGGGTTTATTCATGCCACACCCAAGCGACCATTCTAAAATTGCTGATGAGTATAGAGATAGGGTTGCAGAGATTGAAAAAATCAAAGAAGCAAGCAAAGGGCTTTTGGATTTATTAAACGCTGCCGCTGGATACATTGAAGACCCTCCAGCTAATTATTCAGAAGCAGAAATAATGGTTAAGCAAATAGACAGAGCAATCAACGCTTACAAAGAAGGGGTGGGAGAATGAAATCAATTGAACAAATTGTTATTGATAAGCTTGCAGAGTACCCAGAAGATTATTTTTTCTTAAAACAAAAATATATTGAGCATTTCGAAAAACAAATGGAAGCCAATGCAAAAATCAAAGAACTTGAGGCCAAGTTAAGTATTGCTGTCGAGGCTTTAAAATGTAATGAGACATTTCATCGACTTGGCGGCATCGACGACTGCGAGCCTTGCCAAGCACTAGAGAAATTGCGAGGTTAAAATGAGAATAATTAAAACAATTTACCAATATAAATACTCTGCATCGGAAGCGTTAGCAGGGCTTAAAAATAAGATCATTACAATAATGAATCAGCCTGAATTTTCACGGCCGCCCACTGGCCCAACTGACATCAGTGGCCTTTATTCTTATTATGATAGAAATAGAAAGATTGGAAACAGTATAGACGAAATGTTTGATTCACTCCATTGTGAGTTAAGCTTAAACTCGGATCACATAGCAAGGCTTCCCGATGAAAAAATAAAAGACATGGTTAAGCACAGTTTAGCTTCAATGATTGCAGAGGAGCTTGTTAAGAATGATAAGATTGTGATTGTTGAACAAGACGGATATTTTGGCGAAGCTAGATATAGGTGTGAAATTCCATTTTTAAAATCAAAATATATTAAGGAGTTATCAAATGAAGTCAATTAACGACTTAGCCAAGAAAATAGCTGCGAACGAGGGTTTAAAAAAAGAAACAAGCATTGCTCAGATTCGTGAAATTCTAAAATGGACTGCAATCATTTTAAGCGATGACCAGGAAATGAAAGAAGCGTTCTTGAAATACGGAGCAAAGAAATCAAAAGAACTAAGTAAAACAAAGGGGAGCTTATGAAATTACTAATAGCACGAGCAGCAAGGTCAGCATTAGACGCGATGATTGCTTTATATTTACAACATGATTTTGAATTAAGTGAGCAAGATTATAAAGACCTTGAAAAAATGCGTGAGTATAAAGCATTTCTTGACGGCAAAATTGTTGAGTTAATGAATAAATAAAGGAGAATTTATGAATATGTTTAATAGCTTTCAAGCAGTAGGGTTCTATGCAGCACCACCATTTTGCATTAATTATTTGTTTTCAAATCCAAAAAGAAAACGAGCTTCTGAAAAGAAAGCTTGAGATAGCTGTGAAGGCTTTAGAGTTTTCAAATATATGGATTAATCATCACATTCAAGTTTCAAATGATAAAAACATAGGTTCTTTGAAAACTGCAATAAAAAAAATTGAAATTACACTCAAAGAAATCGAGGCGATGTAATGACAGAGAAATATATCTACTACGATGCTGTGAATGACTATCTTTTTTTGACAGACCTGCAACATCACATGGCGCATGGAATTTTGTTCTACCCAGCACACAACATATTTTTTATAGGTGAGTTATGACTGAAGAAATGAAAGCTAAAATCGAAGCAAAAGCGATGGAGTATAGCACCTCACCATTACCAGAAACTTTAAAAGAAGAGTTGATAACATATAAAACAGATAACTTAAAAATAATTCAAGCGATGGAGAAAGCAGCTTTTAGAAAAGGTGCTCGTTTTGGCTACGCCCTCGGACTAGAAGCAAGCAAGGGGCTTTTGGATGCTTTGGAACAATATGAAAATGAAAAATGTTGGGTTGATGAGACGACACGAGATAGAAATGGTATGGCATATACTCACAGCATTTATAAAATGAGACAGATTGCGATTCAAGCCATAGCAGAGTTCAAAGAAAAGGTGAGAGAATGAAATGACAGAAGAAACAGTTTGGTATTATCCGCTCACAGATGAAATAGTGATTGTAAGTTTTTGTCTTGATACTTGGTTTTGTGTTGTTGAATATTGCGATGACAAAGTTATTATCGACGGTGCATATCTCGCATACAATGAATTTATAAAACTTGGGAATCTATAGGGGTAAATTATGACAGAGAGTAAACAGAGAGAGTTTTGGATTTATTCATTTAAATCAGGCCGAACTCAAATATCAGAAAGCAAAGTAACAATAGAAACACAATTTTACGCACCTTACGATGACCCTACTAGACCATTAAAACCAAGTGAAGTTATTCATGTCATTGAATACTCAGCCTTCGAACAGCTTCAAAAAGAAAATAAATATCTAAGAACTGTAGTTTTAAACCCATTGTCAGTAAATATTATTGATGAAAACGAGCTTCTGAAGCGCAAGCTTGATGTTGCTTTGGATGCTTTGGTAACTATAGGCGAGTATTGGAACCAAGACTGTAACGAGACTGCAACTAAAGATATGTCGATCTATGCAACAAATACAGCTCAAGAAGCACTCAAAGAAATCGAGGCGATAAAATGATTACTCAAGAAAGAAATTGGAACAATTCACACAGAGAAATTACATCTAAATTTATAAACGATTTTATTTCTAAGATTTGGACACCCGATTTCACGGCTAAATTTAGAGACGAGTATTATGATATCAACAGAGCATTTTCAAAAGCGATTGAAGAAAATATTGAAGTTGTTAAAATAACAAAATTTGTTGATAGAGAAGTCGCTCGCGCAATCGACATGAAATATGTTGTCAAGCAAACAGAACATCTTGTCGCCTCAATGCTTATTGAAGAAATTTTGAAGTCTGAAAAGATAGTTATCCAGTACACAGTTGACTATCTTGGAAATTATAAATTTGAGTGCTCGCTGCCTTTTGTTGCATTCAAAGACAAGGCGAAATAACGATTCTACTACGTCTATATATAAACAACCAAACGAGGAGAATAAAACATGGAAACAACTATTGCATTTGAAGAGCTTAAAATTCTTTTAAAGAATCAACAAGAACTTGAAATGGACGGACGAAATCTTAATTATGGCGATCAGTCTAGAATTCAAGTGCTTCGAAATTTCTTGGACAATCAGAACAAGCCAATGATCGAGGCCGCTGACACAATCAAAACAGAACCAATGCCGTTTTAGGATCACCACATGCTACCAATAAACAAATATCAGGTGATTACACCGGACTATATTAACAAGCTTGCTGAGACCTATGCCTCAAAGCGGCATCAGAAATATATACAAACCAGACACCAAAGAGACGTCCTTGACATCAAGTGGCTAAGGGTTCGCGAGGCTTATATTGACGCATACAATCAGGCGCTCGCAGACCTAAAAGCGCTTCAAGGGGAGTAGTAAAACATCAAGGGTGTGCATTCAACTCCACCCCCTTTTGACAACATTTTGCCTTTTTTTTGCTGTAAATGAAAAAAAGAGATGTAATGTTGTGAGAGATGTAATCGAAAAAGCTTAATGATTTCAATAGCCTTACACCATTACATCTATATATATATATATTAATATAATATATATTATATATATACTATAGTATAGAGCTCTATAGGAAGTGGGTGTTGAGCCATGTAATGATGTAATTAAGATCCTGTAAGATTTTTGATGGAGGTAAAAAAATGAAAGTAGATAATCGAGCCAAGAGAGCACTTGTGGAAAACCAGGAAGTCTTTGATCGGGTGGTTGATCACATATCGAACGGAGGCTCACTTTTGGACTTCTGCCGGATGCTCGGGTTCAAGTATTCCGATGTGATGCGGTTTATTCGCTCAAATCCGGCCCGTAGAGCGACTTATGAGCAAGCCCTGGTAGATCGCAAGGAGTGGGCTCAAGAACGCGTTATAAGCGAAATTAGAGCGTTGGCGACCTATTCAATTAAAGACGCAATGAATCAAGATGGAACATTTAAACGCCTTGCTGAAATGCCTGACGAATTAGCTAGTGCAATCAAGGAGATAGACGCAGACGGCGCGGTGAAGTTCTCTGACAAGCTTAAGGCGCTCGAAATGCTAGGCCGACAGATCGGTATGTTCGTAGAGAAAAAAGAAGTTTCCGGCAAAGTAACCCTTGAACAACTGATTCTTGCCGCATCGAGTAGTGACAAAGAGTAATTTTTATGCCAGAGTAAACTCATGTTTGCTCTTGGTTATCATGAAAATATCTGTTTGATTTTCTGATTTTCTTAGCCTAGCATGAAGCATTGGCGCTTCAGCTAGGTAGGTTAAAGCATGGAAATGACAGGACTTCACGGATTAGATAGCAACTCTCAAAACAAAATCGCGGTCACCGCCGAAGATCTTGGCGGAAACAAACGCGGAATTCATGTTGTCGATCTTGGTCTCAAAACAGCGGTCGAAGGTTCAAAGCCGGTTCTTGTCGAAGAGCTTATCTCAGGCGCAATGCTTGTCGGAACTTCCGCGGTGCTTGCTGCAATTGGAGCTTCAAACCTTGTTGGCAGAAAATCCCTTGGAATTTATAACAACGGCGACTTCACTATATATTACGGCGGCCTTGGAGTTTTAACTTCGACCGGCATACCTATCAAAAAGTCCAGCTTCGTTTCATTATCTGTTGGCGATGCTGTTGACATATATTTAGTTTCGGCAAATCCTAACATCGACGTTAGGTTGACCGAAGGGAAGTAATGACATTTCAATATTTAGAACAAGGCAGCGAAGGGACCGGCGTCGTAACTGATGCGGCGAAGGAAATAACCTTCACCTCAGTTCTTGGCGAAGATATCTCTGCGCTCAAAATTGTTTATGTTGATACCGATCAAAAGGCTTACGTCGCCACAAATAACGACACATATAAAAAAGCACTGGCCCTTGGAATGGCAAAGACTTCAGGTGTTACCGGCCAAACAATTACCTTCATTTCTTTTGGCAGAATCGACGACGCCTTCTTCAACTTTCCTGTTGGGACCGACCTATATCTTGGGATCAATGGAGTCGTTACCGATATCGCACCTTCGAGTGGACATTTGACTTTCGTTGGTCAATCATTGGGATCGGGAGCTATTTTTTTTAACATAAAAAAGACCATAATCTTATAAAAGGAGAATAAAATGGCAGATAAGTTTCAATCATTGGTAAGCGGCCGTGAGGCCATGGTAGAGGCAACTGTAACTTCAACTGGAGTTGCTGAAGCTGGCGATATCGTAGCTCTTGGAGCAGACGGTAAATTGTCAGTAACTGTATTGCCTGATGGAGTTGGTCCGTTGGTTATTACAGCGGTTGCTTCTGAGGACATTACAGCTGGAAAATTCATCAACATCTGGAATGACACAGGCGTTGAGAAAATTAGACTTGCTGATTCTACAAACGACAGACCGGCGCATGGTTTTGTTAAAGATGCGTTCTTAACTGGCGCAACTGTTACTGCTTACCTTCGCACTGGTGTAAATGATGACTTGTCTGGAATGACTCCAGGTGCAAGACAATATTTAACTGCTGCAGGATCTAGATCACAAACTGTTCCAGTAAGTCCGACAGATGTTATTCATCAGTTCTTGGGAATTGCAAAATCAGCTACAATCATGGTTGTTGATATTGAAGATGAGATCGTTCTTTAATGGACACGGTTCCTGATTTAACAACTTTAGATCGGGAAGATGGAAGGCTGCGTGTCGTTGATACGCAGCTTGATCTTATTAATAAAATCCTCGTTGATTTACAATTTGATGTGATTGTTGATAATGAGGGAAATGTTTTAACGGAGTAAAAATGGCACAACATATTTTCACAGGCATTGGAGCACCTAGCTTCGCTCCGACAAAACTCGGTCAACATTACATTGAGACAAGCACAGGCACTTCATACATCTCAACAGGAACAAGCTCTACAGCTGACTGGAAGCCTTCATCAGCATTATCGAATGAACAAATACAAGATGCAGTCGGACCAATGTTCGCAGGAACATATCCTATTACTGCGACTTACAATGATGCTTTAAATACTGTGCAAATAACTCTCACAGAAGCAGGGCTTAATCATAATAATTTAATGAACGTCGGGACAAATTCTCACTTCACTATTGATAACCATATAGGATCTTTGACAAACCCTCACAACGTAACAAAACTTCAAGTTGGTCTTGGCAATTGTGATAATACTTCTGATGCAAATAAACCAATTTCAAATGCAACACAGACGGCTTTAAATGCAAAAGAAAATACAATCTTTGCTGGTGGGACTTCTCAATACTGGAGAGGCGACAAAACATGGCAAGAATTAAATAAGTCAGCTGTCGGTTTAGGAAACGTAGACAACACTTCAGATGCGAGTAAACCGATTTCTACTTTAACTCAAACAGCATTGAATCTAAAATATGATGCAAACAATCCAAACAATTATGAAACGCCAGCGCAATTAAATACACGAGATACTAACAACAGAAATAGAATTAATCACACTGGCACACAAACAGCATCGACAATTTCAGACTTTTCTACTTCGGCAGATGCAAGAATCACAGCACAAAAGGGATTTGCAAATGGGCTTGCAACTCTCGATGGAACAGTAAAAGTTCCAGTGGCACAGATCCCAACACTACCTTACGCACCAACTTCACACACTCATGTAGTAGCTGAAATTACAGATTTTACTACAGGTGTAACAACAATCACAGCACCACTTTATGCGACTGTAGGGCACACTCACCCAGATGCTACAACGTCAACTTCTGGATTTATGAGTGCTGCGGATAAAGTAAAATTAAATGGTATTACAAACGATGTTGTTGTCAGATCAACAACTACTTTTACTAATACAAGTAACTCAACTTTTGTGAATCAAACAGACTTAGTTTTGCCTGTGGTTGCAGGAAGGCTTTACACTTTTGATTTTTTAATTAAGTTTCAAAGTGCAGCAACAAACACAGGTATAACTATCGGCCTTGCAGGAACAACAACTGGTAATCTCACTTGTAACGGAAATATAATTCAAGGCTCTGGCACAGGCGGTTTATCCTCTGCCCCTATTACTAATTTCACAACTAACCTTGTGGCGAGCGCATCAACTCCAGTGGCTAACGTCGATTATTTAGCTAGATTGACTGGTATATTTGTAGCTTCAACAAGCGGTGAAATGTATCCAAGATTTAGATCAGAAACAAATGGTCAGCAAGTTAGTGTTAAGCCAGATTCAATTTTGCTATTTAAGGAGCTAATCTAATGATTGCTTACTTCACGCAAGAACGTAATCCAGAAAATGAAACTCTACCGATAGACTGTCCGTGGGTTGCATGGTTTTACAATGAAGGTGATCCACTTCCTGACAACGCAATAGTATTGAGTGATGGAGAATACAGTGCTCTTTATGCTTCATACCTATCATTGATTTTGAAAGAAAAAGATAAAATTACAATGCGCAAAAGAGCTGAAGTGAAAGATAATATTATTGGTGATATCGGTTCAGAAAATAAAGAAAGAATTAGAAATGGAGTTTGGACAGTTACAGATTTAATTGGGCTTACTGAGACAAATGAATTTAAGGCGATTATGAATGATATTAATGGTCTTTCTTTTGAGCTTGCACAAAGTAAAGTGATGGCATGGACGCATCCGCTAATAACGACAGAAATTAAATTATCGATTGTCGGTAAACTACAGGAGAATTTATATCTATGAAAGTTTCTATTCTTTTGGTGAACAATAAAAAGTGGTGGGCAAAGCCAGCATCAATGCTGATCAAGTACGTTGAAGGAGTTGAGTTTTCTCACACTGCTCTAATGTTTGAACATGACGGATCTAACTATGTTTACCATGCAACATGGCCTAAATCTAAAAGAGAGTCTGTTTCAAGTTTTCAAGAGATTCATTCTTTATATAAGAAGTATGACCTTGAAATTGATGCAGATCCATTGGTTGTTTACAATTACCTTCAAATTCTTTTGGGCAAGCAATACTCAATCGCCCAGCTTCTTTTGATTTACTTGCGAAGAACCTATTCATTTATTCATGCAATAAGCGGTGGGTGGATCTTAAATCATGAGAATGGTCTGATTTGTACTGAGTTGAATGCAAAGTTTTTAAGTGATTTTCTTAATTATAAGTTTGAATCAAAGCTTGATAGCATTGGGCTAAGAGAGATTGAAGTTGCCTGCGAAAGTTTAAAGTGATGTATTTAAAGAATGAAGAGCGCAGTTGAGAAGATCATAGCATGGCGGAAAGATCCGGTCTTGTTTGTAAAGGACAACTTTGGAGTTGATCCCGACGAATGGCAGCGCGACGTCTTGTCATTAATTAAAGCACACAATCCAATAAAGATTCGAAAACGTATTGCAATGAAAGCTTGCACCGGTCCAGGTAAATCCGCGGTACTTTCATGGGGAGCCTGGTATCGTTTGAGTTGTTTCGGAACACCTGGGCATCATCCAAAAGGGGCAGCGTTATCCGGCGAGGGCAGAGACAATCTTCGAGATAATCTTTGGGCGGAGCTTGGCAAGTGGCAAGGCAGATCTGATTTTTTAACAGAGCAATTTACTTGGAATAAAGAACAAATTTACAATAACGACTATCCAGAAACATGGTTTTTATCTGCGAGAAGTTATCCAAAAGATGCTGATGCCGATGCAATTGGAAGGTCTCTGTCTGGACTTCATTCGGAATATCCGTTTGTTTTGCTTGATGAGATTGGCGATATGCCGATTCAAGTAGGTAAAAAAGCAGAGCAGATCTTCACCGGCGGAACATTGGACGGCCTTGTTCTTGCGGCTGGAAATCCCACTTCGACAAGCGGTCTGTTATATGATGTTGCTGTTAATCAGCGAGAAAATTGGGATCTAATAACGATTACTTCAGATCCTGATGATCCTAAAAGAACTCCGCGAGTTGATATCGAGCACGCAAGACAAATGATCAAGACCTATGGCCGAAATGATCCATGGGTGCAAGCAACAATTCTTGGCGAGTTTCCAGCGTCGGGGCTCAATCAGCTCTTAACAATTGACGAAGTTGACCATGCCATGCGAAGAAAACACCACTTACATGATTATGAGAATGCGCAAAAGCGACTTGGGATTGACGTCGCAAGGCTTGGAATGGACTCGACTGTCATATTTCCAAGGCAAGGGCTTCAGGCTTTTCAACCGGTGGAAATGCGTGGGGCAAGAAATCCAGAGATTGCGGCAAGGGTTGCTCTTGCAAAATCAAGATGGAATTCTGAAGTTGAATTTGTAGATGGAACCGGTGGTTTTGGAGCTGGGGTTGTTGATGCGCTTATGCAATCAGGATATTATCCGCAAGAGATTCACTTCAGTTCAAAGGCTGAAGATTCGCGATTTTATAACAAAAGATCCGAAATGTGGTTTCGAATGGCGGAATGGGTTAAGAGAGGCGGCTCTCTGCCAGCTAATGACAGACTTAGAAAAGAGTTATCAACTCCACTTTACTCATTCAAAAACGGCAAATTCATTCTTGAGGAAAAGGACCAACTTAAGAAACGACTTGGATATTCGCCCGACATGGCTGATGCCTTGGCCTTAACATTTGCAATGGCTGAAATGCCAACGCTATCCGGCGAGCTTGGACTACTAAACAAATTAGCTAGTCAAAGGTCTAACATTGATTACAATCCATTTGAAAGACAAGATGATTACAACCCATTTAAATCAAATGATTGACATTACTTGTAAATTTTAAAACGATGTATAGGTGAGTGATTGCCTTAAAGCTTGATGCGGTCGCATCGTTCCATCAATTGCTCAAGGGGGGGCGGTGGGAATTTTGGTTAGAAAAGCAGAAGAGACAGATTTAAATTTTGTCATCGATGAGCTTCGCAACTTCGAAAAGTTTTATGGCGGCGATTTATTTGAAGGCTCACTTGATTCTGATTATCCAAGAAACTTGCTGACTGTTTTAATGCGCGACCATGTTTTTTTCATTGCTGAAAACGAAGGCGAGCAACTTGGTTTTATTGTTGGTTTCAAATCAAATCACTTATTTAATCCTAAGAAAACAACGCTGTCTGAATTGCTTTGGTGGGTGAAGGAAACAGCAAGAAGCTCAAGGGCTGGATATTTGCTATTAAAAAAATATGCTGAAGTCGGTAAGACGTTTGATCAATGTGTAATGACAATCGAAGATAAGTCGCCGGTTAAGCCTGATACTCTTGGGCGATTTGGATTTAAATTTAAAGAAATGAACTTTGTATTAGAAAAGGGGTTTTAAATGGCAGCAACGACGGCGGCAATTGTAGCGGCTTCACTTATTGCAGGGGCAACGATTTACAATACCGAACAGCAAAAGAAAATGGCAAAAGAAACTAGCGACAAACAAGATCAGCAAATGGCAAAGAATGAAGCCGAAGCTGCAACTCAAAAGAAAAACTCTCAAGCGGCTGATGCTGCAACGAAGAAACGTCAAGCGGCAATCTCTCAGCAAAAGGCAGCTCAAGGCACTGGTCGAGATTCAACAATTCTTGGCGGCGCTTCTGATATGGCTCCCGATTTGAGTGCTGTTTCTGATGTTCTTGGGGCTACAAATACCGGCGGCAAATCACTGTTAGGATCATAAAATGATAAAAGAACAATCGATGCGAAAACATTTGGAAATGCTTAGGACTCAATTGGAGTCTGAAAGAAGTTCGTTCATTTCTCATTGGAGAGATATTGCCGAACATACAAATCCAAGACGAGTAAGATTCTCAACTTATGATACAAATAAGGGCGATAAGAGAAATCAAAAAATCATCGACTCAACTGGAATGCTTGCGCTTCGAACGCTTCGTTCTGGCATGATGAGCGGTATTACATCGCCGGCAAGACCTTGGTTTAAGCTTACAGTATCAGATCCGCGGAAGGCAGAATCAAGCCAAGTTAAAGAGTGGCTCGACGAAGTTTCAAGACGAATGACTTCGGTATTTTTGCGGTCGAATTTGTACAATGTGCTTCCAATTGTTTACTCAGACATGGGTGAATTTGGAACGGCTTGTATGTATATGGAAGAAGATCCCGACGACGTAATTAGATTTTATCCATTTGCGGCTGGATCATACTGCATTTCAAATAATCACAAGCTTAAGGTTGATACGTTTTACAGAGAATTCAGACTGACAGTAAGACAAGTCATTCAGAAGTTCGCTCAAGATCCTGTTGATCCAAAGAATATTGATTGGTCAAAGATTAAGGTTTCAACCAAAGCAGCTTGGGAGAATGGCAACATTGAAGAGTGGATTGATATCCGTCACTTCATTATACCTAATCCAGATTACAAGCAGGGCTCGCTTCTGTCAGAGCGCAAAAAATATATTTCAATTTATTACGAAGCCGGAACAAATATAAACAAGCAAACGTTTTCAGACACAGACGACGATAAAAAATATTTGTCGATTTCTGGATATGATTACTTTCCGGTTCTTGCGCCACGGTGGGAAATCAATGGCGAAGATGTTTATGGGACTTCTTGTCCTGGAATGGAATGCCTTGGCGATGTTAAACAATTGCAGCTTGGCGAAAAGCGTGGACTTCAAGCGATTGAGAAAATGGTAAATCCGCCAATGACTGGACCTTCGTCTTTGAGAAATCAAAAGGCTTCGATCTTGTCGGGTGATATTACTTACATCGATTCGAAGGAAGGACAGGCTGGCTTCAGACCGGTTCATGAAATCAACTTCAGAATTCAAGAATTAGAAATGAAGCAACAACAAATCAGATCTAGAATTCAAAGATCATTCTATGAAGATTTGTTTTTAATGCTTGCCCAAACAGACAGACGACAAATTACAGCAAGAGAAATTGAAGAGAGACATGAAGAGAAACTCTTGGCACTTGGTCCAGTTCTTGAGCAATTGAATCAGGACTTACTTGATCCATTGATTGATAACACGTTTGACATAATGCTCAACGCTGGAATGATACCTCCGGCACCAAAAGAACTTGGCGGCGAGAATTTAAAAGTTGAATACATTTCAATCATGGCTCAGGCTCAGAAGCTTGTGGGAATTGGCGCGGTGGAACGATTCGCGGGATTTGTTGGACAAGCGGCGGCTGTTGATCCTAGAGTGCTAGACAAAGTTAATGGGGACCAACTGATTGACGTTTACAGCGACCTTGTATCATTGCCGACTGGAATTGTTAGAACTGATGACGAAGTTGCGGAGCTTAGAAATCAGAGAGAGCAGGCAATCGCGCAACAACAACAGGCCGAACAAGCCGCACTTCAAGCAAGGACTGCAAAAGACTTAAGCCAGTCTAAGATTGAAAGTGATAACGGACTAGGAATGTTGGTTGATCAAGCTCAAAGTGGACAGATAGGAAACGCATTCGCATGAATATAGCAGACGAGAAAGAAGTTCTAAAAGGAAAACAGCTCGAAAAGTTCAAGCTCAAACAAGAAAAGACGGATTTAAAAGCTATTCTTGAAACTGAGTATGGACGACGATTTGTTTGGAAATGGCTTTCTCTGTCTGGAGTATATCAGCAATCCGCGGAAAATTCTGGATCATGGACATACTTCAATGAGGGGCGCAGATCATTAGGTTTGAAGCTTCTTGATGAAGTTGTTTCTCAAAGTCCAGAGGCTTACATATTAATGATTAAGGAAAACAAAAAAGGGGAATTCGATGGAGAATCAAACGACTGAACAAACAAGCACAGTCAACGAGACCGCAGCGAAATTCTTTGATAATAGTCCTGAAGTGAAAGAAGAGACAGTTATTAAGGAAGATCCAAAACCGACAGAAGAAGCAAAGCCAACAGAAGAAAAGCCAGATGAAGTCAAGCCTACCGAAGAAATCGAGTATAAGCTTGAAAAGACTTCTGAGCATTTAACTGATGACGATGTTTCGGCCTTAAAAGAGTTGGCAAAAGAAACGAAGTTGACAAATGAACAGGCTCAAAAGTTTCTATCCATGAAGGAAAAAACGATTGAGACGTTTGCGCAAAGACAGCTTGAACAGTTTAAAGAGACGACTAAGAAATGGGTTGAGGACGTAAAATCAGACAAAGAACTTGGGGGCCAAAACTTGAGTCAAACATTGCAATTCGCGAGAAGAGCAATTGATGAGATTGCAAGTCCAGCACTTAAAAAAATTCTTGACGACACTGGTTATGGCAATCATCCTGAATTAGTCAGAGCATTCGCTCGCTTAGGCAAGAGAATCTCAAGTGATAAAATGGTTCAAGCACCAAAAAGTCCAGCGGCGGCAAAGTCTTTTGAAGAAGCATTTTATGGCAAGGACGAATAAATAAACATTTAAAGGAGTAAATAAAAATGGCTTTATTAACATCACAAGTGGCAACTCTTAAAGACGTTGCAAAGAGATTAGATCCAGACGGAAAAGCGGCAATGATCGCTGAATTACTTTCTCAGACAAACGAAGTCCTAGACGACGCAGTTTTCTTGGAAGGCAATTTACCAACTGGACATAGAACAACTGTAAGAACTGGATTACCACAAGTTTTCTGGCGCTTATTGAATCAAGGTGTGCAACCTTCAAAATCAACTACTGCGCAAATCGATGAGGCGTGCGGAATGTTGGAAGCTTGGTCAACAGTAGACGTTGAACTTGCTAACTTGAATGGAAACACAGCTTCTTTCCGTTTGTCTGAAGCACAAGCGTTTCTTGAGGCAATGAACCAAGAAGCAGCTCAAACAATTTTCTATGGAAACAGCTCTGTAAGTCCTGAAGAATTCAATGGTCTTGCGGTTCGTTACTCTTCATTGGGTGCTGCGAATGGTCAGAACATTTTGAATGCTGGCGGTTCTGGATCTGACAACTCTTCAATTTGGCTTGTTGCTTGGGGTGCTCAAACACTTCATGGAATTTTTCCAAAGGGATCAAAAGCAGGTCTTTCTCATGAAGATATGGGCGTTGAGACTGTTGAGACAACAGGTGGAATTGCCGGTTCTTTGATGAGAGCTTACCGTGATTGCTGGAAATGGAAAATGGGAATTGCATTAAAAGACTGGAGATATGTTGTTCGTATTGCGAATATTGATATTTCAAATCTTGGCGGCGGTTCTGCGGCTGACCTTACAACTCTTATGATCAAAGCGATCCACAGACTTCCAAACTTGAATATGGGAAAACCTGTATTTTACATGAACAGAACTGTTTTTGAATACCTTGATATTCAACGCAGAACTGATGTTGGAAACGGTGGACAACTTGATTATTCAGTTGTTGACGGTAAAGCGATCCACGCATTCCGCGGCATTCCAATAAAAAAATGTGACGCTCTTCTTGAAACTGAAGCAGAGGTTGTTTAATTAACGAATTAAAGGGGTTTAAAAATGATTATCGACGCATTATTAAAATTATCAACAGCACAGGCGGTAAGTGCTACCGCCGACTCTACAAACTCAATTCTTTTCGATTCTCAAGCTGTTAAAGTTGGAGTGGGCGAAGAGTTGTATGTTCACGCATCATTGGCAACTGCTCTTGTTGGGGCTGGTTCAATTGCGGCAACAATGGTTTTTGGGGACGATTCAGCTTTCACAAATACAGAAATCTTCACACTTGGAACATTTGCATCGGCTGATCCGGCTGGAACAAAGCTAATCCAAAAGATGCCAATCACCAAGGGTAAGAAGTCTTATTTCAAAGTTGTTTACACTGTTACAGGTGTTGCAGCGACAACAATCAACTGTCAGATTGTCAAAGATGTTGACGCTTCTGAAGTTTATCAGGATGCTATCACTATCTCATAAAGGGGGTAGTTAATGGCTAAGATATTAGTTGAGGCGATCCGTTTGGGTTACTACGGAAACAAGAGAATTCGCGAGGGGCAAATGTTTTATGTTGCCTCTGAAAAAGAATTCTCACCGGCTTGGATGAAAGAAATTTCTCAAGAAGGAACGAAGAAAGTAGAGCCTAAGAAACAAGTCAAAAAAGATCTTGTTTCCTTCGACAAAGAAGACGAAAAAGCTGAAGATGTAGTTATCTAAAAGAAGGCGGCGGAGTAAAAACCGCCGCTTTTGTTTGGGGTTTATATGAGCTTAGAAATTTACAATTTAGCGCTATCACATCTTGGGACTGGAAAAGAAGTTCAAGGTGTAAATGAAAACTCGGCTGAAGCAAACGCTTGCCGTCGATTCTATGAAACAGCACTTGAGCAAACATTGCGTGGAGCGAGTTGGCCGTTTGCCACAAGATTCGCAACATTAAATTTGATTGAAGAAAATCCCGCTGAAGAGTGGCTCTTCGCCTATAGATATCCAAGTGACTGTTTACAAGCTGTCAGAATCGTTTCTGGAATAAAGAACGAATCAAGACAGGACCGGATTGATTACAAAGTTGTTAGTCAACCAGATGGACTTCAGATCTACGCAGATCAAGAGCAAGCGCAACTTGAATACACTGTGAAGATTACTGATTTAAATTTATTTCCAAGTGATTTCAAAATGGCTTTGAGCTTTAAGCTAGCTCACCTTATTGCGCCAAGAATTACAAAGGGCGATCCGTTCGGCATGGGAAAAAGAGCACTAGACAATTATTTTTTGGAGTTGTCGGTTGCTCAATCTAATGCGTACAATGAAGAACAACCATCGGACCTACCAGACTCCGAATTTGTAAGGACAAGAACATGATTAATTTAGAAATTTCAGACTTAGAAAAAAGAGACAATGCAGAGACTTCGATCCTTTATGACACTGCAAAATATCCTTATGGCATGAAGTTGCACGTTGATCCAGAGACTTACAAGAAGCTTGGACTTGCAGAAGTTCCAGACCTTGGCGAGAAAATGGTTATTCTTGCGCACGTTGAAGTTTCTTCATTAAGCAAAGCACCAGGCAAGGGCGACGAAGTTTCCGTTGATATGTGCTTGCAAATTACAGATATCGATTTAAAAACTCAAGACGTTGAAGAGCAAGAAGAGCAGAAAAATCCAGCTTCTGTTATGTATGGCGAGGACTAAATGGCAACATTATCTCAGCGATCTTTTTCGGGCGGCGAGATAAGTCCAAGCTTATATGCAAGGGTTGATTTTAATAGATATCAAACATCATTAAGACAATGCAGAAACTTCATTGTGCAAAAGCATGGTGGAGTTTCAAATAGACCTGGGACAAAGCTTGTCGGCGAAGTAAAAGATTCACTTAGAAAAGTAAGACTAATTCCATTTATTTTTAACAGAGACCAAACGTATGTGCTTGAGTTTGGCGAGAATTATATCCGCTTCATTAAAGAAGGCGCTTATGTCGAAGCTCTTGGCGTGCCCTATGAGGTCGCAACGACTTATCAAGAAGAGCACTTGCCTTATTTGCAGGTTGTTCAAAGTGCTGATGTTCTAACGATTGTAAATAAAAATTATCCACCTTCAGAGCTTAAGCGAATTGCAGAAACAAATTGGACATTCTCACCCATTGTTTTCAAATCTGATGTTGTGGCTCCTGGATCAATAAGCGTGTCGTTTGGAACTGGCACTCGCATGAGAGAATATAAAGTCACCGCGATTCGAAAAGAAGATTACAAAGAATCAAGTGCGGCTTTGTCATCAAGCTCAATTACAATTTCAGCAATTACAAATGCAAATCCGCCAAGGGTTTCCGGTTCAAGTTCGTTTATCTTCACCGAGGGCGATGAAATTTATTTAACAGTTGCTGGAATGACTGAACTAAATGACAGACGTTTCTTCATTTCAAATGTAGTTTCCGGTGGAGTCACGTTTGATTTTGACCTTGTTGGCGACGATTCGACAACATATGGAACATTTACAAGTGGTTCATTGAAGCTTTGCTTTGCAAGACTTCCACAAGATACCATAAGCGCATCGTCGCCAAAGACAGTCACTTGGACTTATGCAAACTCAGCTTCAGTGCAAGAGTTTAATATTTATAGACGAGACGATAAGTCGGGAGCTTTTGGACTTGTTGGTGTTTCTAGAGGGAATTCATTTGTGGATGTTGGCATTACACCAGACACAAAGTACACCCCACCAACTGAGAGAAATCCATTTTTGAAGTCAAGCGATTGGCCTGGAGCTGTCAACTATTTCCAACAGCGATTGGTTATGGCGAGCACGACTAATGATCCAGAGAAAATCTTCACTTCGAAGATAGGTGACTTTAAAAACTTTGGAGTTAGCTCCCCCATTCAGGACGACGATGGGATTACATTTAAAATTTCAGGGCGACAAGTAAATGAGGTTAAGCACTTGCTTGATCTTTCTAAGCTTGTGGCATTTACGACCGGCGGCGAGTATATCATCAACGGAAATGATGCTTCAGTTTTAACGCCAACTTCTGTCAATACTCAGCAACAATCATACAATGGCGCATCTTACTTAAGTCCACTTGTTATCAATGATACGGCTCTTTATGTTCAAGAGCGTGGATCTGTTGTCAGAGATATCGCATTCAGGTTTGAGTCTGATGGATATGCCGGCGATGATTTGACCATTTTTGCATTTCATTTGTTTGAGGGCTACACATTAACAGACTGGACTTATCAGCAAGTTCCGCACTCGGTTGCTTGGGCGGTTCGATCTGATGGAACTCTGTTGGGTTTGACGTATTTAAAGGAACAAAGAATTCTTGCGTGGCACCGGCATGATTGCGGAGCTGATAAGATTGAGAATGTTTGTTCGGTCCCAGAAAATGACGAAGATGTTCTTTATATCGTCGTTAATAGAAACGGACAAAGACTTGTTGAGAAGTTTGCTACAAGAAAAGTCGTTAATGTTGAGGACTCTATATTTCTCGATTCGTCATTAAGCTATGACGGACGGAATACGACAAACGGAACGATGGGAATTGGCGAAGTTTCTGGTGGCGGCTGGGAGTCTGGAACATTGCTTCGATTGACTGCGAGTCCTGGATATTTTACCGCCGGCGACGTTGGTAATTCTATTTTCATTGATGACGGAAGTGGTGGACAGGTTCGACTCAGCATCGTTGAGTATCTTGCTCCAAGCCAGGCAAGAGTAATTTCAAACAGAACAATTCCGGTTTCGATAAGAAATGTTGGGACAAGAAATTGGGCCAAAGCGGTCGACGTTGTTTCTGGACTTGATCACTTGGAAGGCAGATCTGTTTCTGTTTTGGGCGACGGCTTTGTTGTCGCAAATCCAAACAATCCAAGCTATGAGGTCGTCACTGTTTCAGGTGGATCGATTACGCTTGATAAACCTTACTCTGTGATTCACGTTGGACTTCCTTACAATTCAGATCTTGAAACTCTCAATATTGACACGCCTTCGGGGGAGTCGATTGCAGACAAGAAAATGATTGTTACTTCGGTTAATTTATTTTGTGAAAAATCTAGAGGTGGATTTGTAGGACCAAAGCCGCCAACAGACGACAGCACTGAAGGATTAATTGAGTTTAAAGTAAGAAACGAAGAAGGGTATGATGCTCCGGTTAGTTTAGTAACTGGATCAATGGAAGTTACTATTGATGGAGAATATAACGACAATGGTCGTGTTTTCTTCAGGCAGACAGATCCTTTACCTTTTACAATTTTATCATTACAACCTTCGGGTTTATATCCTTTTAGGGGGTAACAAATGGCTTCAACAGTAATGGCGGCGGCAACTCTTTCAGGTGCTTACGCTGACTCTGTTTCTTTGGGGCTTCAAGCGGATGCCGAAAAGAAACAAGCTGAAATTAATAACAAGATTATGAATATGCGAGCAAAGCAGGCTCAAGAGAATGGGGAGCGCGAGGCTTCCCAACTTAAATCTCAGGCTAATAAAATGCAGGGCTCACAACGAGCAGCACTTGCAGCGAGTGGCGTTGTTGTCGATTATGGGACAGCGGCGGATCTTCAAGAAGAGACAAGTTTATTTTCTTCGCTTGATGCCGAGAAGATTAAAAACAATGCGATGCTTGAGGCGCTTGGTTACAAAATGCAAGGGGCTAATATTCTCATGCAGGGTGATTTCAATGCAATGGCTTACAATAACAAAGCTCAAAACAGTTTGTTGACCGGAGCAATTAAAGCCGGTGCTTATGGATATCAAGCTTATAATGGCACCGAAACAAAAGATAATCCGTTTGATATTAAGAAAGAAGATAAGGCCGCTTCTAATTTTGCAAATGGATCGGGATCAAGATTTGATCCATATAAAAACTCATAGAGGTTAAAATGCCAAAAGTTCCAACATATGAACAAAACCAGGTTCAAGAAGCAAATTTAAATTACGCAACCAATACGCCAAAAACGTCAATGGAAACATTTGGCGGCGGATCGGCTGGAATTGGAAACGTTATCAATGACGCTGGAAAAGTGGCGATGCAGGTTTATCAGCAAGAAAAGAAACGAGCTGATGATATTGCCTTATACGATGCTGATGCCAAGCTTACAAAATTAGAAACCGATTTGTTGTATGATCCAAAGGTGGGCGCATTAAATCAAAAGGGAAAGAACTCTTTTGATGTAGCAACGACAACGCTTCCAGAATACAAAAAAAGATCTGATGAAATTCTTGCCGGCCTTTCAAGCAATGAACAAAAAGCAGCATTCGAAAGAGTAAGATCTGAGCGAGGCGCAAACATTGACAGAGCTTTGCAAAGACACGTTTCAACTGAGTCAATTCGATATGATCAGGAAGTGACAACTAACTTCGTAAAGAATGAGCAAGACCTTGCCGTTAAGAGCTACAAAGATCCAAAGGCCGTTGCTGGATCACTGTTAAGACAAGAGCAAGCGATTCGTGATTATGGTCGCAGATATGGTTTACCAGAAGAAGAAACTCAAGCGCAATTGCTGAAGGTTAAATCAGAGACTCATGAAAGTATTATCAACAGACTCATTTCAAATGATCAAGAATATGGCGCTCAAACATATTTAAATAAATACAAAGGCGAGATTTCCGCGGATAAACTTGCGAGAATCGAAGGCGCTCTTGATATTGCTGTTGATCGATCAACGACTCAAAAGAAAGTCGATTCATATATTGGCAGCGGTTTAAGCATGAACGATGCTTATGCTGAAGCTGCAAAGATTGGCGATTCAAAACTTCGAGAGTCTGTAGAGAATAGAATTAGAGTTCAATACTCAATTCAAGAAAACATGAAGAAAGCCGAGTTCGAAAAGATTCATGTTAATGCTTTAAACATCATTGATCAATCCGGTTCACTTGATGCCGTCATTAAACAAATGCCTTCACAGTGGGCTTCGATGGACGTTGGGCATAGAAATTCACTAATTAATTACGCAGAACAAAAGGCTCAAGGAAATACAGTTAAATCAGATCCAGACACGTTTTACTTTTTGAAGCTTATGTCATCAGCAAAAGACACAAGAGACGATTTTATTAAAGAAGATTTAACAAGATATAGATCAAAGCTTAATGACAAAGACTGGAAAGATCTTGTGGGCGACCAGGTTGCTCTTCGAAATAAAGACGGCAAGGTTGAGGCGAAGCTTGATGGATTTATGACTAAGCATACAATCGTCAAAGAAGGCTTTAAAGAAGCTGGATTTGATTATAAGGACGACGCAAAAGAGCTTCGAAGGTTCAACGCTGTTATCGATCAAGAGATTGCAAACAGACAAAAGGGGCTTGGGCGAGAATTGACAAACGAAGAAGTCAGAGGCGTTGTAAAGGATTACACTGTTGATGTTGTAACCAAAGAGAATAAATACTGGTTTGATCAGAAGAAAAAACTGTTTAATCTTGATTCGAGTGAGGTTGGTCGTATTAAATACGGTGACATTCCGCCGAGCGATAAACTTAAAATTGAGCAAGCTTTGAAGAAGAAAGGCATTGCTCCAAGTCCATCAGCGGTGCGAGAAATGTTTATTATGAAATTCACTAAGGGGCAGTAAAATGGCTGAACAGTTTAACGAATACGATTCTCTTGTCGAAGATACCATTGCGAGCACAACAGATCAGGCAAACAAATCACTTTACGCAACGGCTGACATTAACCCCGATTCATATGCAGAGGCCACAAGGCTTGCAAACGAAAACAAAGTTCCGGTCAAGTTCGTTAACGACAACCTAGAAAAATTCAAACAAATGAAGCAAGAGTCATCAACAGAATACGACTCAATGCTTGCGAACAATCCAAAGCTTACAGAATATATTTCAAACATAGATAATGCAGCGGTTGCAAAAGACGACCTTGAATCACTTAAGAAGCATGAAGATCTTGTTAGTAAGCACAATGAAGATTCGAATTGGACTGATGCGGTTGCCGTTGGTTTTAGTAGATTAAATAAGTCGATAGCGAACATTCCAATGCTTGCCTATAATGTTGCGGCAATGCCTCAAAACTTGGCAATGAAAGCGCTTGGATATGAGGACAGAATGGTTTCTGCCTCTACGTTTCGGGATGTTTACACGCTTCCAGACTACTTTGAAAAGCAAGAGAAATACTTCGCTGCAAAAGTGCCTGAGCTTGAAATGTCAATTGTGGACGAAGCTATCAGTAAGGGCGATCTAGGGGTTGCTGCAAATGTTCTTGCAAAACAAATCATTTCAAACTCACCTCAACAGGCCGTAACAATTGCGCTTGCACTTAGTGGCTTTGGATCGGTTGCACTTACTCAGGCCGGCATTACAGCGGCTTCAGATAAGCAAATGCAAAACGAACAACAGGGAATTGATCCACTTACCGGAACGACCAATGCGCTAACAACCGGAGCATATGAAGTTATATTTGAAAAATTCGGAACTCTAAGCGGTCTTGATAGAGCAGCAAAAACTCTTGCAAAAACTCACGGCTCACAAGCGGCAAGACAAATTATTAGCAATACAATTAAATCGTTTGCAGTACAGGCCGGCGAAGAAGGCTTATCAGAGGCGGCAACAACAGCGGCTGAAGGTCTTACTGATTACTATATGGGAATAAGAACCGACTTGAAATCACTTCCAATTGAAATGATTGATTCGGGATTGATTGGCGCTGGATCAGGCGCGGCGATGAGTTCGCCTGGATCACTTGCTGTTTCTCATAAAAGTTTCATGGATGCAAAACGAGCTGAGACAAACAGGAATTTTTACTTGTCGTTAATGGATGGAAGTAAGGACTCAAAGCTTCGTCAACGCTTGCCGGAAAAGCATCAACAATATGTTGAGCACTTAACTCAAGGTGGACCGGTTGAGAATATTTATATTGATTCAAATGATCTTGACGTTTATTTCCAAAGCCAAAATCTAGATTCTGTTTCTGTAATGGCAGAGCTTGGTCTTTCAAAAGAATATTCAGAAGCAAAAGAACTTGGAATTGATTTAAAGATTAAGACTTCAGACTTCGTTCAAAAGCTTGTGGACACAGAATATTATCAAGGTCTTGCAGGTGATATCAAATTTAACACTGAAGATTTGTCAGCGAATCAAGCAAAGAAACAGCAAGAAACTCTTAAAGAATTCTTTCAGCAAGAAGTGACTCAAGAAGAAGTTGAAAAATCAACTTACATGAAAGATGTTTTTGACCAACTTGTTGCGGCTGGAGAATCAGAAAGTACAGCAAGAGAGCAAGTTAAGGTTTTCAAATTCTTTGAATATATCGCAAAGGAAACCGGATCAACGCCTGAAGCGGTTGCAAAACAATATGGCTTAAGAATTCAAAAGGGACAAGCTCCGGTCCAACGCCAAGAAATGCCAGGCGCTCCGGTAAATGTTATTGAGACAAAGACGAAGATCGATGAGAGTGGAAATGTTTTAGAATATGACAATGATGTTGTTTCAAAAATAGAAAGTGATTTCTCAAATGCAGAAGCTGGACAAAGAATTTTCAGCGAGCAAGCACAAAAGAATATCTCAGTTGCTTCGACGTTTCCAGAGTATGCAAAAAACAAAGGATATAAAAAGAAAGATATTTTAAATCTAGTTAATAAGATTAAGGCCGGCGAGACATTAACAGAGGCGCAGAAATCAATGTTTGATTCATTATATCTTGCGGCTGATGAGTCTGTTAAGCGCGGAGAAATGTATCAAGCTCAAGCAATTTTTAATAACGGAATTGGAAACTATCCAAGCGAAGTTGATGTTGTCGTTGATTACGGCAAGGTTTTTAAGTCTGTTAAAAACATCAAGCAAGGCATTATTGAAAAGCTTGCGGGAAAAACATTTACAAATAAACATAGCGGTTACGAAATTGAATTGACTGGAAATGGATTAAGAAAAGCATCGCAAATATTGTCAGACGAAGCAAGTAAGAGAGCGATGTTAAACCTTCCAAAACTAATTGAGAATGCTGTTTTCGCAAGGGTTGAAAAAGATCCAAAGGGACGCGGCAATGATACGCTTATTTTTTACGCTCCAATGCGAACAACTTCGAAGGAATTTGTCATTAAGATTGAAGCAAGGAAACAGGCGAATGGAAAATTGTTTGCTGATAAGTATGCAGTAGAAAATGAAAAAAGCCACTTGGCGGTCACAACTGATCAAACAGTGAACGGCCAAGTAGCTAGTAAAATAAGTTTCGCAGACTTTGCGCAAGATATAAAGAAAATAAAAACAAACCTTCCATATTTTCAAACTGATACAAAAAAACAGGATGATTTGTTTCAAACTGCGACGGCGCTTCCAACGGCTGAAGTTTCTGATCTTGGATTTTATTCCAAAATGGAACAAATGATTTTGGCGAAAGTTCCAAACAATGCAACTCCCGATCAGATCTTGGCAACGCTTAAAGAAGTAAAGCCTGAAGAACTTGAGTGGAGTGGCATCAAGAATTTCTTAAAAGGGAAAACAAAAGTTAATAAAGAAGAGCTTGTCAATTTTGTTCGAGCAAATAATTTGCAGATCAGAGAGGTAACAATTGGCGACGTTGTTACAAGCGAAACTCCGCAAGAAGGTGACACAATTTACACTGTGTTTACAGAGGACGGAGAAGGCGGAGACAGCTTCTTTAAATACGAAAATGCTGCGGCTGATGTTGAATTAAATGGCGGCAATGTTCAAGAAATGGAATGGGACGGACAGACGACTCTCGTTGATATTGAGTACGACGTTGAGGGCGCTCCGACAAAATTCGAGCAATACACTCTACCAGGCGGAGAAAATTACCGCGAAGTTTTATTGACGTTGCCGCCGAGAAATGAAGAAATAACAGAGTTACCAAACGATGTATTTGTTCAACAAAGAAAAACAGCTTTATCATTTGGCGATCAAGATCCAGAAGCTTTAAAATATTTTATATATGACAAAGAAGACTATACAACAAGAGAGTTATTAGGCCAAGGCGATACGTTAGAGCAAGCCACAGAGCAAGCAATTACAAAGCTAAACAGGTTAAATAAAAAAGAAAACAATTACACTTCATCGCACTTCGATCAGAAAAACATTTTAGCTCACACAAGATTGAAAGATCGAATCGATGCAGACGGAAAGAAAGTTTTATTTGTCGAAGAGATTCAATCAGACTGGCATCAAGCAGGTCGAAAACATGGTTATAAGATTGATGAAACTGCATTAATTAAAGAAGCAAAACAGTTAAGAGAAGAGCGAGACAAAATTTTTAAAGAAGATCCTTCGCTTGTAACTCAAGACGCAGGTCAATTCACAAATGACTTGATTGAATTAAATGATGAAGAGTTTGCAAAAAAATATCCTACAAACCCAAGGATTGAAGAGATCGACAAGCGAGTTGGTGAAATTGAAAAAGAGCTTCGCGGAAATACTGGCAAGCTCCCCAACGCTCCATTCAAAAAGAACTGGCATGAATTTGTTTTCAAACGCATTTTAAAAATGGCAGTTGACGGCGGATATGAAAGAATTTCTTGGACGACAGGCGAGCAACAAGCCGAGCGCTTTGATTTGAGTAAAGACATTGATCGAATTATTGTAACCGATATTGATAATTCAAAAACTCCGCACCCAACAGGCGGAACTACTGGTCTTTATTTAAACGCGACAACAAAGCAAGGTGGAAGCGCAATCGATCGATGGGTTAAAGACAAAACGGAATTGTCTGATTATATCGGCAAGGAAATGGCGGAAAAAATATTTAATCCTGAATATAAGTCTGACAAGTATAAAAACTATGAAGTTTATATTTTGGAAAATGCCGACTTGAAAATAGGCGGCGAAGGCATGAAAGGATTCTACGACAAAATCCTTGTTGATTATGCCAACAAAATCGGAAAGAAATTCGGCACTAAAGTCATCGATACAAAAGTCGAAACTGGCAAAGCAGAAGCAAGTTATTGGGATTCGCAATCAGAGAAATTACAAAATGCTCTTGGTGATTATACGCTTAATGATTTTGAAGTTGAAGAGAGTAGAACAGACGAAGATCAAGACTCTTTTAGAATTCCAGAAACGGATATTGGTTACACTGTATTTAAAACAGGCGCAAGACAAGGCAAGGTAAGATTTTATTCTGATCGCACCGGAGCAATGAATTTTCAAAGCCTTGAGAAATTTCAAGAAGCTTTAAATCCAGTGCAAGAAAAGTCAAACTTTGCGGACGCTCACACTCTTGAAATAACTCCGGAGCTTGAGGCGCAAATAAATCAAGGACAAGAGCTTTATCAGGGCGAAAGCATTTACAGAGGTTCATACAATCCAAAAGAAAGATTGATCAAGCTATTCAATGAGAAAAACAAATCTACTTTCTTGCATGAATCAGCGCACTTTTTCTTGGATGTTTTTGGTGACTCTGCTTTAAATCCAAACGCAAGCGCAAAACTTAAAGCTGATTATGAAGCTGTTTTAAAATATCTTGGCGTTGAATCGAGAGAAGAAATTCAAGTTGAGCATCATGAGAAATTTGCAAGATCATTTGAAGCATATCTTCGCGAAGGAAAATCACCAAGCATTGAGCTTAAGAAAGCATTCAACTCATTTAAAAAATGGCTTACAAAAATATATCCGCTTGCAAGGCAGCTTGATGTTGAATTGAGCGACGATGTTCGCGGAGTATTCGACCGAATGCTTGCTTCCGAACAAGAGATTGAGGACGCTGCAAACGATGTGAAGCCTTTCTTTACAAACTTGGAAGTTCTTGGATTTTCAAAAGAAGATATTGAAAAATATTTAACAGCTCTTGAAGATGCCAAGACCTACGCTGAAGGAAAACTCTACAGCAAATTTGAAAAACAATTTGAATTAAAACAGAGCAAAGAGTTGAACGCCAAAATTAAAGAGTTGTTTGACAAGAACTTAAAGCAGCTTAAAGAAGATCCAGCTTACAATATTGTCAGCATTCTAAGTAAAGGCAAAGACATTAACGGAAATGAAGTTGCAAAGGTTAAAATAAATTCAGATAGCCTTGCAAATTATCCATTCATTGGCGAGATAGTTCCAAAGAACATGAAGTCAAAGGATGGAATTGCTGTCGAGCTTGTGGCTGAAATGTTTGGTTACAAGGATGTTTCTGAATTTATCAACTTGCTGATTAACACAAAAGACATTAACGATGTTGCAAATGAGCAAGCTGAGATTGAAGCGAGAATTGAATTCCCAGAATTAAACTCAGATCCAAAAGACGACGCAAAAGAAGCTCTTGCAAATACAGCAAAAGAAGATCTGTTAAGACTTGAGCTTGAATATATGCTTAAGAATGACTTGCCGGTTTTCAAGAATGCTATCAAGAAAACAGTGCGAAGAGTTCCAACAAAGCAAGCCGTTAAGGATCAAGCAAGATCAATGGTTGGTAAGATTGCGGTTAAGGATATCAGACCATTTATTTACCAAAGAGCTATGGTTAAGGCGGCAAGGGAAGCCGGCGCATTACTCGCAAAGGGTGACTTGCAAGGGGCCTTCGATGCAAAGCTTAGAGAATACTTGAATCATGAGTTATATTTGGCGGCGAACGAAGCTCAAGAATATGTTGATAAGTCGTTAAGAAAATTTAAAAAGATTGATAAGACAAACGCCGACCTTGCTGAAAAGATGGACGTTGATTTGTTGAATGCAGCAAAATCCATTCTCTCAAGATTTGGAATTGGCAAAGAGACAAACGACAATCCACTTGAATACTTGAATAAGGTTAAGGAATACGATCCGCAAAAGTATGATGTAATTAAAGCATACATGATCGATGCGGTTGAGGGTGCTGGACATTACGAAGATGTTTCATTTAATGATTTTGAAGAAATGAGAAAAGCTGTTGAGGCGATCATTGAACTTGCTAGAGGTGGAAAGCAAATCGAAATTAACGATAAGAAGATTGATTTTGAAACTGCAAAGGGTGAAATCATTGGACTGTTTAATTCGAAATCTAAATCAGGTAAGGACGGACTTGCAAAAACAAAAGACAAGCATGATCAATTTAAAACTGAATTGTTGTCAGGGCTTGCGGCATTAAAGAGAGTTGAGTTTATTGCTGACTTTATAGACGAAGGAAATATCAACGGAGTTTTTAGAACTTACTTCTGGCAACCTGTTTCTGATGCTTCGGCAAAATACAGAATAAAAAAAGAAGAAGTTATAAATAAATATAAAAACATCAATGAGAAATATAAAGATATTTTTGCAGGCGGTCCAATCAGAGCTGATGAAATTGGATTTGAATTTAGAAATAAGGGCGAGCTGTTAATGGCTTTGCTTCATACTGGAAACGAATCGAACAAATCAAAGCTTCTTCGAGGCCGCGGTTGGGGTGAAGTTAATCTTGACGGAACTCTTGACAGTACAAATTTTGACAGAATGATTCAAAGATTTATGTCTCAAAGCATGGTCTCTGAAAAGATTCTTACAAAACAAGACATGGATTATGTGCAAGAGATTTGGGATCTAATGGAGTCAATGAAACCAGAATCTCAAAAAGCGCACAAAGAAATGTATGGTTATTATTTTAACGAGATTACAGCGCAAGAAATCATCACACCTTGGGGTAACTATCGAGGCGGATATATTCCGGCAAAGGTTGATGTTTACGAGAATGAGGACGCAAAGATTAGATCTGAGAAAAATGAATTCGAAGAGAGCGGTCTTGGAATGTCGTTCATGTATCCATCAACAGGCCGAGGCTTTACGAAGAGTCGTATCGATGCTTATGCAGCTCCATTAAGTTTAGATCTTAATAAGCTTGGAGCGCACATTGATTCTGTTATGCGGTTTACTTATGTTGAGCCGGTTGTTAAGCAAACAGCAAAGCTTGTTTACAATAAGGAAATCAGAGCGGCAATGAGCGCTTATGATCCAGACTTAGGCAGCAAGGTTTTAATCCCTTGGCTTCAAAGAGCGGCTGGACAGAGAACTATTAATGAATCAAATGGGATCTTCAAAGTTCTTGATAAGGCGGCGGCATACTTAAGATCTTCAGTTGCAATGCAGATCATGGTCGGAAACGTATCAAATGCGCTTCAGCAATTCACCGGCGTCGTAGTGGCAGCGAGCAAGGTTAAGCCTAAGCACTTGCTGAATTCAATGTATGAATACACGAAGTCACCGCGAGCATTGCCTGAAATGATGCTGTCAAAGTCTGATTATATGCAATCAACTCAGGGTTCAAATATTTACGAAGCCATGGCGAGAATTGAAGAAATCTCTACAAATCCAAACACGTTTGAAACAGTAAGAGAGTTTTCAAAGAAGCATACTTATTTCTTACAGTCTGCATTTCAAAATACAGTGAACACGATTGTTTGGTCGGGAGCATATGATCAAGCAATTGCTGAAGGGCTTGATGAGAAGTCGGCAGTAAGATCAGCGGATGCGGCTGTCAGACAGACTCAAGGTTCTGTACTTCCTGAAGATGTATCAGCTTTTGAAGTTGGTTCGCCAACATATAGACTCTTCACTCAATTCGCCGGCTATTTCAATATGCTTTTGAATTTAAATGCTACCGAAATGGGCAAGATCTACAAAGCTGTTGGACTTAAGAAAGGGGCGAGCAGATTATTCTATGTTTACATGATGTCGTTTGCGGCTCCGGCAATCTTATCGGATCTGATAGTTAAGACAATGCGTGGGCAATTGGGAGCTGATGACGACGACGAAGAGATCCTTGCAAGCTTGCTTGATTCATTCTTTGGATCACAGTTTAGAACAGCAACGGCAATGGCTCCGATTGTTGGACCTTTGGCAAACACAGTTGTCGGGAAGTTTACAGATCAACCTTATGATGACAAGTTGTCATTATCGCCTGTTTTGTCGATCCTAGAGAGTACGGCTGGAATTCCGGCGCAAGTTTATAAGGGCTTAAGCAAGAGCGAAGTTAATGAAAAGAAGATTCTTAAGGACTCTTTAATGCTTGCCGGCGTGCTTAGTAACTTGCCAATTGCTCCGGTCGGAAAGCCACTTGGATATTTAATTGATGTTGATCAAGGAAAAGCAAGGCCAACTGGACCTATTGACTTCGGACGCGGTTTAATTACTGGACAACCAGGCAATAAATAATTTTAATAAGTAGGGGAGAAAAACCAATGGCAATCACATCTTCGACGAATAAGAATTCTTATCTAGGAAACGGCTCGACGGCCACTTACAATTACACTTTTAAAATATTTAATGCTTCTGACATTGTTATTATTATCAGGGATTTATCAAATGTTGAAACAACTTTGACGGCTCTTGATTACACAATCACAGGCGTTGGGCTTAGAACCGGCGGAACCATTACATTGACAGGGGTTAAACCCTACCTTGATGGAAGTGGTTTTCTGTTGTCTGGATATCAGATATTACTTAAGCGCGTTGTTGAATTGATCCAAGTAACTGACATTCGAAATCAGGGTGATTTTTTTCCAGAAGTTCATGAGGACTTTTTTGATAAGATCACAATGTCAACGCAGCAACTTCAAGAGCAGATCGACCGCTCAATTAAATTTGCAGAAACAGAATCTGGCTTCGATGCTACAATGCCGCCTGGAATTGATGGAAATCCAAACGCTTCACTTGTTGTTAATGCAACCGGCGACGGACTTGTTTTTGGTCCAACAACTGACAACATTGTAAACGCTCAAAGCTATGCAAATGCAGCTCAAGCTTCAGCTGATGCGGCTTTAATATCTGAAAATAATGCAGAGACCGCGGAAGCAAATGCCTTGGTGTCTGAAACAAATGCGGCGGCTTCAGCGTTAGCAGCACAGACCGCAGAGACCAATGCGGAGACCGCGGAAGTAAACGCAGAAACCGCGGAAACAAATGCGGCGGCGGCGGCGGCGGCGGCTTTGGTATCAGAGACGAACGCAGCGGCTTCGGCACTTGCGGCTGGAACATCTGAAACAAATGCAGCGGCTTCGGCACTTGCGGCACAGACCGCAGAGACCAATGCAGAAACCGCAGAGGCTAATGCGACGGCCTTGCTTGCTGGCTTCTTGGGCGTGACTTCAGTTAATGGAAATACCGGCGTTGTTGTTATCGATAAGACAAGCGTTGGACTTTCAAACGTGACAAATGACGCTCAATTGAAACGCTCTGCAAATGATTACACGGCGATCACAGAAAAAACTACAGTTGCCAATGATGACTTAGTTTTGATTGAGGATAGTGCAGACTCTTTCAATAAGAAAAAAGTTAAAATGTCGAACATGGGCGGAGGCTCAGGAAGTGGTGTTGCGCCTTGGGCGACTGCGACGGCTTACACTGTTAATCAAGTGGTAACATACAACAATAAATTGTGGAGATGTTGGCAAGCTCACACTTCACCAGCAACATTTGAAACAAGCTTTGAGACTTATTGGTTCTTGTTAAGTGAAAACGACAACATCATGAAGATCGGTGATACTTTTGAAAGTAACACAGCTTCAGGTTGGCAAGTTGGAACTATCTCAGGTTATACCGCAGGGACATTCCCAACAACTGCAGTAAGTGGTTTATCAGATGCAATAGTCAGTGGAGCCGCTCCATTGTCGGGTTTCTACGCTCTTGCATTTCCTGCAACTGCGGCAGGTACTGCGCAAATCTCACCTGCGATTACTTTAGATCAATCTGTTAGCGGTAAAAACTTATCATTCTCTTTTGACTACAAGCTAGTAAATGGACTTGGATCGACTAACGTAACTGGTACAAGTGCAAATACATTCCATGTAGTTTTATATGACGTAACAAACTCAAAATATATTCAGCCTACAAACACCTACGGTATCAACTCTGTATTGGGTTCTTGGTTTGGAACTGCTCAACCGGATTCAAACTGTACTTCAATTAAGATTGTTATTTTGGTAGCGAACACTGTCGGAGCAACTCCGGCACCGATGTTTGACAATTTTAAAGTTAGCAGGGAGATTATCCCTACTGGTGCTGTGATTACAGATTGGCAAAGTTATAGCTTAACTATTAAAGGTGTTACGACTGATCCTGTTGCTGGTTCAAATACAAGAACTGCTTATTGGCGACGAGTTGGCGACACAATGGAAATAAGATTTGAATTTGTTCAAACATCTGCTGGATCTGCTGGATCTGGTATTTACAAATTTCCATTGCCTACAGGCTATTCAATAGATACTAACAAAGTTAACCCTAGTTTCGTTGCAATATCTCAATCTCTTGGTCAATTTACAGCATACAATGGAACATTGATATTTGAGGGCCATGTTCAAGCATACGACGCTACAAGTTTGTTTGGATATGTTGGAGAAGCCAATTCAAATACATCAAATATAGGTTCTACGTTTTTAGGACTTGGAAATACTACTGTAAGGTATGGTTTTGAAGCAAAAGTTCCTATTTCTGGTTGGTCATCAAACGTACAGCTATCAAGCGACGCTGGGAATAGTGTACTTGCTGCCAGAATGACAGGGGGCTCTCAGGCAATCAACTCGACAGCGGCAAATGTTGATTTTAATGCAGTTACTTTTGACAGCGGAGGGTTGGCGAGCACAGCAACGGATAGATTAACTGCTCAAAGTCCTGGGTATTATCAAGTAATTGGTAAATTTAACTGGACTGGAGGGGCTGGGACAGCACAAGGGACAATTGCAATTAAAAAGAATGGTACAGCCTACGTTGAAAAACAAACATACTACGCTGGTTCTGGGACATTCCCAGGGCTTGAAATTACATCTGTGGTATATCTTAATGCAAATGATTACGTTGAATTGCAAAAATACAATGGAGTAGCTGGAACAATCAGCTCCGCTGTTTTTGAAATCTATAAAATATCAAACCCACAAACCATTGCGGCAAGTGATACTGTTGCGGCGAGATACACTACATCTGCTGGACAAAATATTTTAACTTCAACAATTACTACGGTAGTTTTTGGGACAAAAGATTATGATTATAACGGTGCTTATAACGCTGCAACAGGTGTTTTTACTGCGCCAATTCCAGGACTATATAAAGTAGATGCAGGTGTGCAGTTCACATCAATAGACCAAGGCGGTACGCTCAACTTATTAATATACAAGCAAGGTGCTGAGATATCTGGCTCATACACTCTTACAGGTGCTACGGTAGCCCCATACGCTGCTCAAGTATCGGACACGATATATTTATTAGCGGGTCAAACTTTAGATATAAGAGTGTTTCAAAATAGAGGTAATGCAATTACATTAAGCACAGTAGGTGCTAGAAATAAACTTTCAATTGTGAGAGTAGGTAACTAATGAAAAAAATATCAATTAAAAATAAACTAACTGGTGAAATTACTAATGCTAACCAAGGTGACGACGCAGCGGTAATGGCTTGGCTTGAACACCATGTAAACTACGGCTCCTTTGGCCGTGGTGCATGGACCGAAACTGTTAAGTACGCAGTACAAGATGAACAAGGAAATATTCTAGAACCAGCGGAATACGTCGAGCATGAAGCTGAGTATGAAATAATCATCGAAGATAAAACTGCTGAAGTTGAAGCTGAAAAAATCAAGAAAGAAAAGAAGCAAAAGGACCGTGAGTCACGGGTCACTGAGCTTAAAAAGATTGCTTGGAAGGACATAAACACTGTCCAAGAATTAAAGCAAGTGGTTAAGTTTATCCATGAAGAGCTTTTAAAGGATGAAGAGTAATGATTTCAGAAACTATGCAACTCGTGACTGGAATTGTGGCTTTGCTTGTTTGGCTTGTAAGATTAGAGGGTAAGGTCTTAATGATCGAGAAGCAAGTTGTGATCTGTCAAAAAGAAGTGGACTCTCTGCAAATAAAACATGAAGCTTTAGACTCAAAAGTTGTTGAGCAATTGGCCTCTGTAAGAGAATCACTTGCAAGAATTGAGGGCGCGTTAGGTGTTAAACGAGATAACAAAGGGGGTTCATTATGAAACCAGAATTGAAATACGAAGAAGGTAAATTAAAAGTAAAAATCGAAGTTGGAGTTGACTCTGACAAAGATGGAGTTATGGCCGCTGGTCTTGCTTCAGAATTTTTCATTGATGCAAAAGAAGCATTAAATGAAGTTTTTAAATCAGGAATCCCAGACTGGGCAAAAAAGATTATTGAAAAAGCACAACCACAACAAGAACAAGTTGCTGTTGTTGAAGCACCTAAAGAAGAAGTGCAAGCATAATGAATTTTCTTGCTGCCTTTCTAAATACAACTGTAGGCAAATTCATCCTTAATTCTATATTGAAAAGGATCTGGTCGTTGCTTACGACAAAGCTGTTTCGGTTGTATAAGGATTGGCGGCAAGAC